ATCGAAGAACACGTTTGAGTACGCATTCAGTTATGCAATCAGGTCTTGGTATGCGCTTTGTCTCTCCTTCAGCGATAGTGAAGAAGGGCGCTTCTGGTAGTAGCGAAAGCTCCTCTTTGCGGGATCGGCGAGCTGCCGAGACCCCCGCAGAGAAAGCTTGGAAGTGCGTCGGAGATCGAGTCTTCCGGATGAAAGGACGGCAGGAAGTTGGCACTGGGCCTCTTGCCGCCAAGGTAATCCGTAAAGAAGACGATCTCGCCTACAAGGTGGCAGATTGCCTCTGGTCAATTGTAACAGTATGCCGTTGCTTCGGTTTTGATGTGACAGGTTGGTCACCGAAACCGACGTTCATACACTGGTACAATCAGTCGGAAAAAGTCGGATGGCTGAAGTTTGCGAAGTGGAAACTCGCAAATTTTTACGCTTATGCCATCGACAATCCGCTGCAGCCCCCGCTTCCTGGGGTTGTTGACAATGTGGGGTATCTTGTAGGGGGTAGGTGTGGCAAGTGGCTCAACAGTTGTTTGCGACGATGGACGTTATACCGCAAGCAGTGTCTGCTGATGTCTCTCCTTCAAAGCAAGAAGGGGATGCCACGACCAACGGTGGAGATGGTTCGGAAGGCGGAAGTGGAAACAAAATTTGTTCTCACAACGGCTCCCAAACCGCCTCGTGAGCGTTCGGGGCTGCTTCGGTGGAGTGACCCGCGTATGTCTTATGGGCCGATCGGACGATCGGAGATACCCACTAGACTTGCGCAGGATACACTCGAGTCGCAGCTTGACCGTACGGTCGACGAGATCTATCCGTTGGGCGATCCTGAGGCGAAATTTGATCCGCGTGAAGAATGTGCACAATTCTTCCCGTCCACGTCTGCGAATTATATTCGTAGCCGTTCGAAGGGAGGCGCTGTGGGTTTCTTCAAATGGCTCATGGAGAACGGTGTGTTCGACCAGAGTCTTACGGGTCAAATTTCGTATCGGACCGTCTACCCGGGAATGGAGAATGAATTCATTGGTGCTAATGCGGAACCGTTGTTGGTCTATGACCCGACTGTCGTGCAGAACGAGTTCGCCTCTTTGTATGAGGGAATCGTGCAGATGGCGGTTGAAGAGCAGCCGGCTGTGGAGCCTGTGGGGCTCCCTGAGGCGCTCAAGGTCAGAGTCATCACCAAAGGTCCTCCTGCGTTGAACACTGCATTGAAGCCTTTGCAACGCTATTTGTGGCGACGTTTGAAGGTTCATCCTGCCTTCGAGCTGATTGGTCGTCCCGTCGACGAGAATTATATCCTCGATCGAATGGGCACCAAGCTCGCGAGTGGCAAGAAGTTCCTGAGTGTCGACTACAAAGCAGCAACGGATAACCTTGAGCAATGGGTCTCGAACCGAATCGTTGATCGAATAGCAGACCGTGTTGGTCTGAGCCCAGTCATGCACAGCTTATTTAAGCGTGCTTTGACCGGCCACGTATTCGTCGATCGGGAGACGGGATCAGAGCTGCCTCAAAAGCAGGGGCAGTTGATGGGCTCGGTTGTAAGTTTTCCAGTGCTGTGCATTGCGAATGCGGCTGTTTGCCGCTGGGCGTGTGAGGTCGACGATAACCGGGTCTACACGCTGGCTGAGTTGCAATGTATGTTCAACGGCGATGACGCAGGTATCAAAGTTTCGTCCGAAGGGAAAGTCATTTGGGAGCGTATTGCTGATTTCGCGGGCCTACAGCCTTCCGTAGGGAAGGTCTATTGGCATGATCGCATGTTCAACATCAACTCGACTGCTTTCCTCTTCTGTCCTGAGGATCCCCGAATTGTGCCGTACTCGCGGTTGACTCAAAAACCCTATCTTCTCCAGCAGTGGAGAGCTGTCTCAGAAGCTATGGAGCTTGTGGACGCGCCTAAACAGGCAGATGAGGGTGTGGTCATGCGAGAGAACCCGTGGAGACGGGTTCCATTTGTGAACATGGGTTTGTTCACAATGACGAAACGTTCGGGTGGCCAGGCTTTGGCCACGGAGGACGACAGGGACGAAAACATTGGTGCTTGCGCTCGCGCGCTGTTTTCGCAGGGACCTAAGGAGATTTGGCCAACGGTTTGGAAGCTGTTCCTTCAGGCTAACTGGGACAGGCTTAACCAATTTCGCGTTCCGTGGTACCTTCCGGAGTGGGCTGGCGGCTTAGGTTTGCCGTTTGCCGTTCGACAGACCGCCGAACCTGATCTTATGGTTGCGCGCCCCGATGTGGGCGGCCGTCCGTTTGTCGTTGAGCATCTTGCTTTGGACACTAAGTATGGTCCAAGCGATCGAGACCTCAGAGGTTTGAGGTTTCTCTTGCTCAACTGGGACAAACAGGAGAATCCATGGACCAGGAAGTTCGAGATCCGTCGGAAGGCAGCAAAAGTGTCTTGGAAGACACACCAGCTTGTCCTTCGTTCGTTGCCGTTGAGGCCGTTGCAGACGAACGCAGAAGACGTTCCCGAGCAGTTTGATGGCGAGTTTGACAAGCTTTACTCAACCGCTGTCGTCGGGGCGTTTCTGAATGGGCGCGTGAAGATTGAGGACCTCTATGATGAGGATGCCGATCAATATGGCAAACGTACTGTTCGTGCGAACGAACGTACGTGGAAGGCCATATTGTCGCAACCGGCCTTGCCGACCGGTGTCTCTCTTCAGCGCTTGTTGGAACTCCGTGAACCAAAGTCGTGGCTGCCCTGTTTGCCGTTGGGTCGAGCCTTGACTCATTGGAAAGAATTCATTCCTCCTTATTCCTTTTTTGACGCACTATGAAGCGCCCAGATGGTGGGGGTGACATGTATTTGCCTGTCGTTGTGACG